GAAAAATAAACTTATTTCTTTCCACCGCACTTTTAAAACGGTCGATTAACTATTACAATTTAACATTACCAGTCGAAAAAGCAAAAACCCCATCCGGGGACAAAAAGCTAATTCTTAATCGAATTTAAAACTGGAAAACAGATTACAAAGGCTTTACCTCAGCTATCTGTGATGAATTGTCCCCATCACTGGGGCTAGGGGGGGGTATCAAAGGCCGCCGTGTTATTGGCGGACCAACAAGATACCCAAAGGAGAAATCTTCTCCTATGGCTCTATTGAATTCAAGACCATTAGAAGTCAAAACCGCAAGAAATGAGCCAAAATTACATGGGTTTTTATTTAGGACTGAGCCCGTCGTGCCAATATCAACATAATCCATGCCACCAAGCTGTGTGGGAATGGCCGGATATCTCTCATAGAAAGGACTCAGAACCTCTGACACTTCCTCAGTATTTGGAAAATATATTGCTCTAGGCAGCCCAGCATTAGAAAAAGAATTAACATTTAAAACTACTGGGCGAACCGGCTGATTAACAACCGGAAATGTGGTGATCGCGGCCGAAGCTGGCACCAACATCGAAGTGACAGGATTCCACCGCCACTGTTGGGTCGATTGAGTGCCCGAATTTCTATACATAGAAATACGAATTGAGCCACACCAATACCGGTAAAGTGCTGCAGCTCTGTTAAACATGACATTATATGTAGTAAACATAGCCGGGCTGGCCGACATAGGATATCGAATCCCCATATCAGCAGGATACATACCAACAATCTGGGTCGGACCAGGCGTTGAAGTTGGTATAACGAAACCCAGGCCATCATATCTTTTCAAAATTTGACGCCAGCCCGTCACAATTTCACCCATGCCGAATGCATTAATTGCGTGGCCATTATCAACGGGTCCAGGCACAATCAAATCACCACTCTGTGGTTTTCCAGTTTCAGGAACCAAAACAGGTGTGTGCTTAACAATAGTTACCAGAGGGACGAGTTGTGGGTCAACAACCAGTTCCTCGAGGTTAGGACGTCCAGCAACAGGCGTGTCCTCGTAAACTCCAATAAACGCGGCAATAAATCGTGCCTTAGAGGAATCCAAAGCATCCACCTTATCCACTTTTTCAACAAATTTACGCCAATAATCATCAGTCAATGATTTATAAAAATCCATAGACTCCGATGGCAACAAAAGTGGTGCTTCAGCTTCAAGCTGGGTAGTAACTGCATTCAACTCGGCCTCCAAAGCCTTGGGCGTTTCTGCCAATGACGGTACAATTTTCTTTTTGCCATCACGATACAATTTATATTGTTTGGGTGTTTGCAAAACTGGATTGATACCCTGTTCAACTGGAATATCATTCATGTCCTCAAACAAATGTGAAAAATGACTCTTCATTGTTCTCTTCCTTGGACCAGAGAGAGTAAGCTTTTCACTCAAAACATCCGGGTTACCAACAGCAAAGTCAGAACCAGTTAGAAAATTTGTGTCAGTATTAATTCCCCAGTCCGATTGGGTGGGGATGGCGAATTGGAAATCCTCAGCAGCACTAGTGCTGACAATAAACTCAATATTTGGGGCGCACGTATCAGGACAACGCAAAGCATTGATAACCTCGACCAACACAACGCCTGTCGGAACAGTGTCTGTGTATGGGCTAATTTCCCCCCCCAAAGCACTGTTAAGGGAGGACCAAGGTGCATTATTAACATAAGGCACCACAAACTCGAACTCAGTGAGGTCTCGAATATCATATATACGTGAATAAACCCGATTAATATCAACGGTTGTTAGAGACGAATTATATAAAAGACCGGACACATACGAAACCCTTATACGACAGGTGTGAAACTGACTCTTTACCACCTTAAAATGATAAGTTATACCACCTCGCCACGAGAAAAAATTTTCAGCATGGTACGACAAATATGTATTTAATTTATAAGCATAAGCACCTGTGGGCACACGCAAACATGCATCTGGAGTGACTGGCCACTTCCAAACAACCTGATTAGCAACGGCCGTCTTGTCAATCGAAAAGAAAGTCATCCAACTCTTCTTCCGTAAAATATGAGCGAATGACATCTCATCAACCTCTGTCCCAAACACATCACAGGGAGTTCTCACCTCGTTGCGCGCGTCCAATGCCATGACCTTTGATTTAGAATCGCCATTAAAATTCGTGAAATTCTTAATATAACAGGGAACCATAGGTGTCGCGAATGAATCATCAGTGGGACGAGACCAACCAAAAATGGAAGCCACGCCAGCTGCTGCATCTGCCACATACGATAAAGTACGTGCAGGAACTGAAACGACCGGGACACTCGACGCCGATGAAGCAATGCTGCCAATCTTACGCGCAAGTGCCTCAATTGTACCCGCACTCTTTTCACTGTCCGGTGATATCTGGATCGAACTACCTGCTGCTCTGCTTGATGTGGTCCCCGCACCAGCACCCGGAGTAAGGCCCGACTGAGCAAAAGCTCGCGGTAATGCACTAACTCCAGTTGCCATTTGTACGTCAACATCCTCAGCAGTCACCCAAACCGTTCCATCTATACTGTCTGTACCTCCCGTCAGCTGGGAGTACACATATATTCGAACCTGACCAGCAAGACCATCACCAGTAATCATATCATAGTGAGTAACATTTGCACAAAATGGAACCAAAAGTTCCATTGACGTGCTATCGCTAATATCCAAAAACACCGGGTCATACCCAGTGATGCCGCCAAAATGTGCAGCGTTTGATGGCCTAAAAGTCTGCTGAGTTGCAAGTGGTTCAAAGAAAGCCAAGAGCATACCCGCATTAAACTTCTGGGCATTAAATTGAATTTTAACACGAAATTTACACCGTATAAAACGAATGCCTGATAATTTCTCACTAATCATAGTATTCTGCATCCAAGTCGCCGGCAAGTCCAAATTATTGCCAATCTGTGTTCCCTTCACATCTGCAAGGTTCCACAAAAGATTCTGTTGCTCGATAGGTCGAGACAAAAAGCCAATAACACTATTTTCAAGTGTATCTTCAGCTGGTTTTAAGTAAAAAGGTTCAGGACGAACATTTCCACTTGGGACAGTTGCCACTTCACCATCTTCAAAGAAAGTGACGACCTCCGATTTAATTTCATGTAAGTTTTCTTTATTTTGTTCAGGTTCCATACGAATACGTAGATGTGTGAGCATTTGATTATCGAATGAGTTTTGCTCAATTAACTCATTCTGATTTTGAGAGTTCCAGATTAGTTCCAGCGTGCAAGTCTGAAGGTTACAGACATCAATCCTGGGAAAACACGCATAATATCATAACCACCTCATCCCGAGCTGACGCCCAAGAAGCATAGCCTGATACTCATAATAAGTAGATATGCGACACTCAACACGTTCCGACAAGACCCGAGCAGCGTTCAAAAACGCTGGTAGATACTCATCAAAAATTTCTTCACCGTGTATTGCCAACTCCAAAGCCTGATCCTGAAGATTAACAGCAGCGAGCTCATAAACATCAACTGTTCCATGAACCCACATAGGAGATTCCAAAATAGTATCCATAGCAAGGGGGGCAACAAAACGACCAATTTCAGGATCAAACCGAAAACTCCGTTTTAAAAAATTGATCTCATCCAAACCTTTATACGGAAGAATAGTGTCTTCCTTTGACTCATCCGTGTATTTCATTCCAAACACAGCAAACTCCTCAGTCACACTAACTTGGTTAAACCAATCACACACAGAATCAGAAACATTGTATACATCATCATCACCATAGTTCACATGACCAACGTGCCTAGAATATGCAACACACGTCGCCAGAGCTGGCGCAAATTTCTTTGCAAGTCGCAAAAACACATATCGTGCCATAAGACTATGAACTATACAATTCAACAAAGTAGTGATAGGGCAACCAGATGGATTACCACCACACCACATGCAAATGCGATTGCCATTGATATGCAATGAAAACAAAACTTCCAAAAACAACATCAACCGAATCCAACTTTCATCCTCATTTCTGTCAAATGTTGCGTAAAATTTATCCGCAAGGTCGTAAAAACCCCACATAAAATCTGGGTGCATGGTGCAATCATAATTACTAAAATCACCGGCAAAAACCTTTGCCCCTTTACTTCTAATACGCTGTGCAACACGACCCCAGTCTGGTCCATACTCATTCACGCCAACACACGACTCAAAATCAACTTTATTCTTAATCATATGTGCCGAAAAACCACCAAAGTATTGCCGAAAGAGCACTGTGAATACCTGCTCACCAGCAGAAAACAAACGCGTTTTACCAGCTGCAACACGAGCCAATGGCCGTCGCTCATCTTTCAAAGTGTCCTCAAAAACAGCATTCATCCGTTCGCCTCGTTTCATTCGTGAAAGTGCCACATCCCGTGCCGCAATAACATCAGGGTGATCAAATATATAATCCTCATCACCACCAAAGTAGGTTGTCTTACCGACACCAACTCTTGGCCATCCATAACCTGGAGAAGTTCGGCGATTCAAAGGCGGGTAATATTGATTGCCAACCTTTCCTCGAATAGCTTCTTCCCAACTCAACACACACGTATCATCTACACAAACACGCTGTCGAATCATTTGATCCACATCATTCACAGCCGCACGAACTAAATCATCATCCAGTAAAACAATAGGTTTTGGCTTTGTCTTTTCCCTTGCCAACTCCATCGGTGAAATAACTTCTCCACCTGCCTCAAATCTGCTCAGCTGAGCAGGTGCAGTTTTGGGTTCTGCCAATACACCATAAATGGGGGAAGGAAAAATTCTCGTTTTTCCATTCATGTGAACTCCATTCTGCATTGTACCCATTTCACAATGACCCTGTGGATCATGAGCAAACTCAATGAAACCCTCAACGTTTTGAGTCGCTAATGGATCATCAACAAGAAAATCCAGAGCCACATTTGCAGACTTGTCTTTCACACTGAGGCCATCCAAATATTTCCTAATAACCTCCTGAGTCACGGGTTGGGCAATTCCCTGATATAAATCATTGTCTATGCCCGCTGAGTGGATGCCCATCAATTTTCTATTAAAATTCCTATCATAACAAACAAGCACACCACCACAATCACCCTTCATTGTTTGAATTCCGTACTTAAAATAATCACGCACATACGCTATATCCATTTTTCCATCATTCATCACAAAAGCACGATCATCAGCGAACACAACATTCGTATAATAATGTTTTAGATGAACATTGTCACCACTATCATAACAAGTCATACATACCTGCCCAAGTGTTCTAAACCGGGCGTGATCCTCATTTGTCATAAACTTTCCAACTATATCCCTATGAGGTCTCACGCGTCGAGGAAACTCTATCACTATGAGATCTTTCTCAACCTCCTTCCCATCTGAAGGGTGGTAATAATTCAACTCATGCTGTCTAATTTCAACAGGAGCCGGAAC